CGAAATATCATCACACGCTGAGGGGCGTAAATGAGGCTGTTTTGGTGGAGAGATACCGGCGGGGTGGCTGTAACCGAGTCTGCGGAGCTATCACTAGACCGTGACGCAATCTGCCACGAGCTGCGCAACGCCCTGGCAGGTATCCAGTATGAGCGCAAACAGATAGCCAAATCACTGATCACGATCCAGACGCACATGGCACGGATAGAGGCTGCGCTAAGATGATGGACCCGAGGCAGAAATTGATTTTGTGGCTCTCTGGTTTCGTGACCGGGGTAGCGATCATGTGGTGGCTTACATGACCCGGGGAGAGCTGATCGAGATTATCCACGAGGCGCTGGAACCACTCAAGTTGTACTCGGATAGGGTATTGCCATTACTGCTTGGAACGTGCGCGGTGGAAAGCTCGTTCGGACGGTTGCGTGTTCAGCTTGGTGGTGGTCCCTCTCGTGGTATTTACCAAATGGAACCGGCCACGTTCCGGTGGCTCAGTACAAAGTACGGCAAGCGGTATCCCTCGGTTTCGGAATACTCGTTTGCAGACCAGCAGACCGACGATCACCAGGCCACAGTGATGGCACGCCTTTGCTACTTGGCAGTCCCGGAGCAGCTTCCAGACGCCTGTGACCTTATTGGCCAGGCCGCATACTGGAAACGCCACTACAACACCTACCTGGGGGCCGGGACAGTCGAGAAGTATATGAAGGCATATCGGCTCCACGTCGGAGATGTGAGCTGATGACACCATCTAACCACGAGTGTTGCCCGGTGCATGTTGAGTTCTCCAAACGGATTGACGACCGCTGGGACAATCACCAGCAGGCCCACCGACAGCGAGAGGAGGAAATGTGCGACAAGATCGAGCGCATATTCGCTACCGTCGCCAATCTTGACCGGAAGCTGAATTGGATATTGGGCGGGGCTGCAATCGGGATACCAGCCCTGCAATTGATACTGCACCTCATGAGCCAGAGAGGACACCCATGAAACGACTCACCATCATTCTGTTGCTGTGTGTAGCCCTCGCTACGGCGGGTTGCTCGACCTTTCAGAGCTACCAAGCCGGAGAGCGCGGCTGGCAGGCTTTGGCCGTTGCCTCGTGCCAGGACCTTGAGCTTGCTTCGGTGGGCGCGAGTGCCGCCGTTGCTTGGAGCAAGATATACTTCCCAAACCAGCAGGAGGCTTTCGCCAACACCATTGAGCCTCTGCTGTGCCAGATCGTTGCCGGGGTAGATGCCTACTGTGCCGCTGTCGAGCTTGTGCGCGACGCGACCGGCTTTGTGGACGTGCTCGAGAAAAAGAGCGAGCTCCTCGCTCTGGTCGAACGGCTTGAGCTGCTGATCGAGGCGGTGAAGAAATGATCGAGTCCAAAGGCGCACTGACATCAAAGATCAACTGGCTAGGCATCCTGATCCTGGCGACCACGGCACTGCAAGATCCGGTCTTTGCTGGCCTGTTTGGGAGCCTGATCCCGCCAGGCATTATCGACCGCCTGGGCTACCTGCTTGGCCTGCTGGTCATGTACTTCCGCTCCAACGGCGACCTCAACGTGCCGGTGGACTGGAAGCGGCCGCTGTCGGGGCCCGGGAAGTGACCGAATGGCTGTCAGGGCCAAAGCCAAGAGCAAGCGCCGGGCGGACACCTGGGCGAGGCGGGTTGAGCGGTTCCATGAGATCCTGCGCGACCAGCATCAAGGCGCCGGTCTGTATCTCGAGAAGCAAGGGATCAACCCTTCCACCCTGGCCGAGGAATTGGCGGAACAGCTTAAAGCCACGAAACAGCAGGTGTTTTGTTACAAGGGCGACCTCGTACTGTCTGATCCCATGGTTGACTGGCAGACAAGGGGCCGGGCGCTGGAGGTGGGAATCAAGCTGTGGGGCATGATGCCGCCTGAGAGAAGGGAAGTGAGCGGGCCGGATGGAGGACCAATACAATCAGAAGCGCAACTCGCTATTTCGGCCGGACCCGGCATACGCTCCATTGTTGAGCGCCTTGAGAGCAGCGGCATCGCAGGGCCTGGACCGGAGGACGCTGAGTGAGCTCCAAGACTACTGCATGCGGGACCTCTACTTCTTCAGCAAGTACGTGCTGGGAATGTGGTGGCTCTGCTGGGAGCCGCACAAGGAATTTTGCGAGGAGATTCAGCGCGATCGGCACAGACATCTCTATCTCCTGCCTCGGGGTCACTGCAAGAGCCGTATCTACAGCATTGCGGACACTATCCGTCACAATCTCATCAAGCCGAGCGAGCCCATCGGGTTGGGGTCTGATACCAGGCTCAGAGCGGTCAAGCGGATGCGCGGGATCAAATATCACCACGAGAGCAACCCGGTTTTCCGGTCGCTGTTCGCTGACCGGGTATGGCGCAGTCCCAAGGACCGGCGCGAATGCCCGAAGTGGGGGGAAGATGAAATCTTTCTGCCAGGGTACATCTCGACCGAGGAGGCGAGCATTACCGCGTTCGGCATCGAGGCCATGCCGACCGGGAGCCATTTCGGGAGGATCAAGTTCGATGACCTGGTGGTTCCCGAAAACACGACCAACGGCGAGCAGATGGCCAAGCTCAAGGATGCTTATGCCCTGGTGCGATCATCGATCCTCACCACTTACGGGAATGTCTCGATCTGCGGAACGATCTACGACGACGGAGACCTCCACCGCGAGATGGAGGAGAGCGGGGACTACACGGTGTATAAGCGACCGGCTGAGTGGATGGAAGTGGATGAGGATGGTGTCAAGCGCCGGCGTACGCTCTGGCCGGTACAGTATGGACCTGCTCAGCTTGATTCGATCAAGCATGACCCGCTGGTGTCGAGCTACATCTATTCATGCCAGTATTTGCTCGACCCTGTTCCGGAGGACGGCGACTCGTTTTTCCAGGTGGGCTGGTTTCCTCGGTACGACTATGCGGACCTCAAACATCTGCTCAAGCGGCTCAAGTTCTATGCCGGCGGAGACCTGGCGATCAGTGAGAAGGACAGTGCGTGTGACACGGCACTCCCGGTGGTGGGGCTGGATGTCAACAACGAGCTTTATCTTGTGGACTGCCCAAAGGGTCACTGGGACAGCCTGACGATTGTGGACAAGATGACGGACTTGCAGGCGCGGTATCGCATGGGACTATTCGGGGTGGAGGCGGAGAACATCGCCAGGACGATCATGCCCTTCCTGAAGGTGCACATGCAGGAAACCGGCATTTACATCAACGTGGAGCCGATGAGCCCGCTCAATGACAAGCTGACCAAGGCCAGATCCCTTCAGGGCCGCGCACGGCAGGGGGCAATCTGGCTACCCAAGAAGGGGCCGACGGCCCCGGATTGGCTGTTTGATGTGGAGCTCCAATTGAGGCGTTTCCCGCGCGGGAAAGAGAAAGACATTGTGGACGCCCTGGGCGTGGTATGCCGGATGCTCGATAAGCAGGTGCGGCCACGGACGGAAGAAGAGATCCGGGCGACCCGGGACCGCGATCACTACGAACCCTTGGACAAGGCGGCGGGGTACTGAGTCATGCTTCACACCCAATATGGCCTGATTGGCGACAGGATACCTGGCAAGCCGGACCTGTGGTCTACCGGTCACATGCTGTACGACCTGGCGGCCGAGCATTCCAAAGTAATCGACGGGGCGATCCTCCAGGCTTTGCAGGAGATCGAGGGGCGGATTCCGGATCACGAAGAAATGAAGCAGCTCTCAAAAATTCTGCACGACGAGACCAACAACTGGATGATGACGATCCTTTGGAAGGGCAACGTGATCCTGGAAGTGTCGGCCCCGGAGGCGATCACCGTGGGCGGGAAGACCGTGATCAACCGAAGAATCAAGCAAGCCTGGAAGCAAAGGACCGGGAACAGCCATGGCAGACACAAGGGATAAGCTCGCGTCCTACCTGGTGGACGATTTGCTCAACTGGATGATGGAAGAGCGGCGGAACCTCATCGAGGAGCAATGGCGCGCCAACGACGACGCTTTCCGTGGTCGCTACGATTCCTCCACGCTCAAAAAGTGGAAGACTTCCGAGGGGCAAGGCTGGCGGTCCAAGGTATTCGTGCGACTGACGAAGCAGAAGGTTGTTACCGGGTACAACAACCTGCTCGCCGTGATGCTGCAGAACGGGAGGCTGCCGTATGAGTTGGAGCCCACTCCCGTCCCGGAAGACATGGCCGGGAGGATGCTCCCCGAGCCGGAAGCCTGGGCGCGTTGTGAACGGATGTCGAAGCAGATCCGGGATGATCTGGACGAATGCCGGGCTGAGTCTCGCTACATGACGGCCGCCATGGTTCTGGCGCTCTACGGCATGAGCTGGATTCGTGGGCCGGTTCTCAGACGACGCAAGGTAACGCGGCGAGTGCTGGCGGTTCCCGGGTTCGGGTACGACGCCGGGCCACAGCTCCTCTCTCGCTACGGCCGGCACACGATGGGTGTCGAGACGGTATGGCGCCCTGTTATGGAGGTGCTCAATCCCTGGTCCGTGTTTTGGGATTTGGAGACCAGTGACCACCAGGAGGGGCATGGAGTTTTTGTCAGGGAGATGATGAGTTACGGTCGGTTCCTGGATCTGGCGGAGACACCAGGGTACGACGAACAGGCGATCAGGGACATTTTGAGCCAGTTCAAAGACGACGATTCCGGCGAAATCGACCAGAGTCACGGACCGTATGCTGAGGCTCTGCTGAAGCGGCGGAGGGTGGTCCCTGTGATTGAGTTTTTTGGGAGGGTTCCAAGGCGCTACATCGAGAAAAGCGACAGGTGGTCGGTGGACCTGTCGCAAGTCAGGACCTCGAAGGAAGTTGAAATCCACTGCGTGGTAGCCAAGGGGAAGAGTCCGGTGGTGATTCGCAAACCGGTTGTCAATCCTTTCCCCTATCGACCTGTCTACCGGGCACTGTGGGAAGAGGTCCCGTTCGAGGCCGGGGCGCTCAGCGTGCCGGAGAACATGCAGGACAGCCAGAGCATGGTGAACGGGCTGGTCCGGAGCATGATGGACAACAAGAGCCTGTCGAGCAATCTGTTGCTCTGGTGGAACGCCTCCAAGATGGCGCCTGGTCAAAACAAGGTGCTCTATCCCGGGAAGACCTTCGAGACGGCGGACCATGTGGAGGACGTGAGGCAGGCGTTGCAGTTCTTCGCGCCTCCCGACGTAACCGGCAGCACGCCCGAGCTGATCAATATGTTTGAGCGGTGGGCCAGCCAGGAGACCAACCTCCCGGACGTATTGCAGGGAGAAACGTCAAGGTATCAGCCCGATACCGCGTTCGAGATGTCCAAGCTGGTGGAGGCCGCTAACAAAGGGATCGGGAGCACGGTCAGGAATTGTGACGAAGGGCATATCGAGCCGCTGATTACCGGGTTTTATGACTACCACTATGCGACGAGTCCGGACGAGGGAATCAAGGGGGATTACGCTGTCAAGGCCATGGGCTTCTCGTCTTATCAGGACAAGTCGGTCCGAGGCCAAAACATCCTGAGTCTGGCTCAATTTGCCCTGTCAAACCAGATGTCGGCCGGCTACGTCAAGGTGATCGAGTTCCTGAGAGAGCTGGCTCGCACCAGGGATATTGACCCAGACAAGTTTTTCATGACGGACGATGAAATCCAGCAGCAAGCCATGGCGATGCAGGCACAGATGGAGCAGCAGGCCATACTGCAGGGTGGGCCTGTCGGCGCTCCGGGAGAGGCTGGACCTGCAGATGGAATGCAGGGAGTGGTGCAGTGAACCCGGAAGTGCATCTCAAGGCAGAGGAACTGCGGCGCCTGGTGAGCTTGACGCAGCATCCCGACTGGCCGCTACTGGTCCAGTATCTGGGATCGGTCAGGGATTCGGCCGGCAAGCAACTGCGGAAGTTGAGCAACACGCTCCAAACCTATGGTTACTGGTCTGGGGTGATCCAGATCGTTGAGGATGTTGAACACCTGCCCGTGGACCTTTGGAAGATCGTCCACGCCGAAGACGGAAAGGGGGAAGAAGATGAAGCGTAAGAGTCTGCTTGTCATGGTCCTGCTGCTGTTCGCGGCGGCAACCGCGGCCTGGGCCGGGTGGCATTCCGAAATCAGGGAGATGCTGTTCAAGGGGACGGTGATTTTCGAGAAGGGGGTTACGTTCAACCAGGCGCCCACCTTCGTGACCGGCTTCACCAGCACGACCGCTCCGACCTACAGCGCCCTCACGGCCAGTAAGCCTGTGTTCACCGACTCCAACAAGGCGCTCACTTCCAGCGGGACGCTGGGGGTCGATCAGGGTGGAACCAACCTGACATCCTACACGGCAGGAGATTTGCTCTATGCGAGCGGGGCGACCACCATCGGCAAGCTGGCAGACGTTGCGGCCGGTCAACCGCTGTTGTCGGGTGGCGTAGCTACGGCGCCAGCCTACGCTGGTTACACCCTGTCGGGGACAGCTGCCCAGACCTACACATTCCCGTCCACCTCAGCCACGCTTGCCAGGACCGATGCCGCCAATACCTTCACGGGGACTCAGACGTTTTCGGGGAGTATTGTAGCAAGCAACATCGAAACGGCTCTGTCGGCTACCAACCTGGCACTGGATGCGGATGGGGAGACCACGATCTATACTGTCCCGACCGGGAAGACGGCGGTGCTTACGAAGGCTGTTTTGGTGGTCGGGGCGGATGCCGGAAGCACGGATTTCACCATTGGGCAAGCTGGAGCGCTGACCGATTTTCTGAGCACTCAGCAATGCGACAACCTTGATGCCGCCAATGATGCCGGGATTTTTATGCCGGTTCCGAATGCTACCCCTGCAAAGATTAAAGCCTATGCGGCAGGGACGGTGATTAAGGCGGTGGTGGCGAATCATGCCGGTGGTGCGACAAACACGCTCTACCTGTTCGGCTTCTTGTACTAGGCGGCCTGTGGGCCGTGTATTGATATTGGGTTGATCCGACCCTTTTGACAGGACTCTCGGAAAGGAAAACGGAATGAACGAGGAAGAGAACAAAGTCCAAGAGCAAGCAGACGAAGAGAAGGTCCAGTCCGAACAAGCCGACGAGGTTGACGCAGATCTTGTCTTCGCTGAGGCGATTGGCGAGGCCCCCGAGGTGGACGGCAAAGACCAGGGGACTCCCGACGAAAAGCCAGCCGTAGTGCCGGAAGAGAAGCCGGACGAAACACCAAAGGAAGAGGGTGCCCCCAAGCAAGACGATGCTGAAACGCTCAAGAAGCGCCTGGCGGATACGCAGCGCTGGGGGCACGACCTGGCGACGCAGCTTTCCGATTTGCAGAAGAAAATAGACACCATTGAGGCCAGGGACAAGGAAGCCGCAAAAGCCAAGGCGGACGAAATACCGGAGAACGTCAAAAGCTTCTACGACGACTTCCCCGGTTTTGCTGATGCGGTACAGTACGAGGCTCAAAAGCTGCTCCGGAACACTCTCGGGGATGTTGACGTCAAGTCCCTGCACGAGTCTTTCCGGCAGCAAGAGGGGCAGCGAGCCTTCGAGCGGCAGGTGGTTGGAGGCTTCTACGACAGTTCCGGGCAGTTTGTGGAAGGGCACCCGGATGCCTACCGGGTTATGGCCAGCCCAGAGTTTAAATCCTGGGCCGATGAGCGCGAAAAGGCGATGCCGGGCTTCCTTGGCGAGAGTGATCCATCGAAGGCAATTCAGATCATCTCTCAGTTCAAGGAGCATTCAGCGAAGCAGGCCGCCGCCAAGCATGACGCCGCGCTAGCTGCCAAGGCTTCGCAGGTTAAAGAGTTTGCCAGCGGTGGAGTGCCGCAGGGCAACAAGGGCGCGACAGGAAAAACCAAGGCTGATGATGACGATCCTGAGTCGATCTTCAACAAGGCCGCAGGCATAAAGTGACGGGCATGGAAGACACTGAGCTCCTTGCCCGGGCACGGTAAGGAGGAAACGACATGGCAGAGTACACGACTTACGGCGACATATCGCCACGCACCAACTTTGCGGCCTGGGGTGAGCTGCTCAAAAGGACCACTCCCGGGATCGTAACCGAGCGGTTTGCTCAAACCAAGCCGATGCCGAAGGGGAAAGGGCGGACACTGATCTTTCGGCGCTACTTGGCGCTTTCGGCGGCTACCACGCCGTTGGCCGAGGGTGTGACTCCTCCTGGCACCAAGCCCACCTATGTGGACGTTGAATGCACGGTGGAGCAGTACGGTGATTGGATCGGGATCACAGATGTGATCGAGGACACCCACGAAGATCCGGTGCTGAGAGAGTTCCAGTCACTGCAGTCGCGGCAGATGCGCGAGACGCGTGAAACCCTCAACATCAACGTGCTCAAGGGCGGAACCAACGTTTTCTATACGAACGGTTCGGACAGGGCGTCGGTGAATACGGTTATGGACCGCGGGGACTTCCGCAAGATCGTTCGGGACCTCCGTGGGGCCGATGCCGAGTTCTACACGGACGTTCTTTCCGGTTCCGCGGCCTACTCGACGGAGCCGGTTGGACCATCCTTCGTGGGCCTGGGACATACCGACCTCGAGGCGGACTTGAAGAACGTCACCGGGTTTACCGAGGTGAAGAACTACCCGAACCCGGCAAAGGCCATGCCTTACGAAGTGGGTGCGGCGGAGAATACGCGGTTTCTCCTGACCACCATGTTCGATGCCTGGGCGGACGCCGGTGCGGCTGGGGCAACGATGATCGGGACCACCAACCCGGCAGCCGCGGTGGATGTTTACCCGCTGATCATCCTGGCGCCGGACGCATGGGCTACCGTGCCGTTGCGTGGGGTCAATTCCGGGAATATCGCGGTAGTGAACCCGAAGCCCACCAAGGATGATCCCCTCGGGCAGCGCGGCACGCTGGGGTGGAAGTTCTGGCATACGGCGGTCATCCTGAATGACGACCTCATGGGCAGGCTGGAAACCGCTGCAACCCTCAATCCAACCTAACCTGACGGGGGCCGTTGCGCCCCCATCACAATCATAGAAGGAGGATAAGACCATGCCTCAGAACGGCAATGAAGTTGCTTACGGAACCTGCGACGGGACCGGAGCGAAGATCAATGTGTGCCTCGGATTCATCCCCAAGCGGGTCAAGGTGTGGAATGTGGATTCCGCCAACTTTGAGGTGCTGGAATGGCAGAAGGAAAACGGTCTGGTGGCAAGCTACGCCGACGAGGGCCGATTGACCAGGAAGGCCTCCACTGCGGACGCTACCACCAAACTGGCGGTAGCCTCGGGCGCTCAGCAGGGGGTGAGGGAGTATGCCGGGGGCGACGTGCTCACTTACGACGGCGTAACAAACAACCGTTGGGAATACGGTGATTCGAGCGCCGACGCATCGGAAGTGTTCGTTGACGGGCACTACCAGCGAACCGCTGCCAGCGATGCTGCCTATCAGTGTTACGGTGACAGGATAGACCCGAATCCGCGGAACGGCATGAAAATCACCACTCCTCCGGGATTCAGCATCGGCGCCGACAGCAACTTGAACGTCGACGGCGAACAGCTTGCGTGGGAAGCCGTCCGATAACCCTATCATAGGCCGGGCCTCCACTTCGTGCCCGGCCACAAAGGATCTTCGTGTATCGACAATTTTTCAATCCGATCCTTAGAATCATTCACGAACGGTTGAAACCGCATTGCAGCGGGCCCGGGAAGTGCGTTGAAATCACCTCGACCGGGAAGTTCCGGTTGCTGACAGGACACATCATCGATAGTCCGTGGATTTTCGTGAAGCCGTCGCGGTATCGGAGATGCAATCTGTGGCAGTTCTGGGAGGAAATGTTTCCAGTATTCGATGGTACACCCTACATTCCGAGCGGTTGCCAGGCCTGCTGGAAGGTGGTTGTTCGTCCGGCCAATGTGTATGAGCTGTTCATGCTGCTGGGGGTCCTGCAGGCAGCCGGGTTTCCGAGTAAATGCGGGATGGATTTCAGGCGGCACACCTGCCAGCCTTACGGCGGGTTCGTCTACTGCGACGGCCAGTCACACGGCCGCGAGGTGCTCGAATACCTGCGACCGATCATTGCGGAGCAGGTGAGCGCTGAGACGGCGACGAAGATGATACTCAAGCGCGGCTGTACAGAATTTGATCGCAAGCTGCCGTCCGATCAGTGGACCATGCCGGATTCTCATCAAAAGCTCGAGCGTTACCTGATCGATATGTTTGTTCCGGAAGCCTACGAATATCACGAATCCGACGCCACCACGGCTTTCAAGTGTCAGGATTTCATTCTGTTTGCCAACTCAATCGGAGACATGAGCTGGAAGAATGTGGTTGGCGACAAGGTGCAGCTCACGGTTGACTGTGTGACGTACTGAAGGAGTTTTAAATGGTTGCTGCAGCGGCAAGAAGAGATGAAGTGCAGGCGAAGAAGCGAGAGTTTGCGGTGATCCGGTTCCCCGGCAAGATCAGGAAAACCGATCCGGACATTATCTCGATTGGAGTGAACGGGGAGAAGATCAGGTGCAAGCGGAACGAGTTTATTCCTGTCCGCTCGGCTTTTATCGAGGCTTTAAGGAACGCCAAGGAGCCGGTAGTCGAGCCGGAAACACTCGATTCGACCAATCCGATGCTGAGGCGGCGCAAGGTGGTCGATTTTGCCCAGCGGTTTCCGTTTGAGCTGGTGGGATGGATTGACGAGGAATCCTATCAGAATTTCCGGGCCAGAACGTTGGCCGGGGAGAGCCTGACCGAACGAGAGATTTACGAACGAATCGGCTGAGCCGGGAAGGGACTGAACGATGAAAACCCGCAAACCCATGTTGTGGTTGGCATTGATTGCGCTGCTGCTTGCGCCTGGCATGGCGTTTGCGGCGGATAGCGTGTGCACGGTTCATGCTCCGCAAAGCAACGGGGGTGGCATGTGGTCGCAACTCATCGAGTGGACTGGGGCCAGCACGAACGGAGCATTCACTCAATGCGCTCTTGGCTACTCGATCAATGGGGTGCTGACCTGGGTCGAGACCGATCCAGGCAGCACGGCCCCAACCGACGATTACGATATTACCCTGACTGATGATCTTGGATTGTCGATCACTGTTTCCGACTGTGACAACGTCACTTCGGCAATCGTCAAGCCGACGGCGAGCGGTTCGGCTCAGGTCGTTCCGGTGTGGGGTGGACTCAAGCTCGACATAGCCAACAATTCGGTTGCGTCGGCCACCGGGAAAATAAGGCTCTTTTGGTTTGAAAGTGAATGATCGGAAGGTTGTGACGATGCGACAAGTGCTAGCGCTTATCCTTCTGTCTCCCTTCCTGGTGTGCGACCCGCAGCCGGGAGTGGGGATCACCTCGTTCCAGCTCGAGGGGCTGTGGGTGGCCGAGGCTCCGGCCGAGGCGGACGGCTCGATACGGCTCGACCTGGCGGACGCAGTGCCGGGGCAGTCTTACACGCTGAGAGCAAAAGCCTGCACGGAGCTTTGGGGGTGCTCCGACTGGTCGGCCCCTTTCGCGTTCACGCGACCAAACACGGCTATACCGGCAAACATACGGCTTGGGAAGTGAGAGTGTGGATAGTGGAGTGTGAATAATGCCCTGGACCAGTTACGCAAAAACGTTTAGCCAGATCATCGGGGCCACTCAGCGCCTTTGTGGCGATATTCGCCCGACGGGGCATTACGGAAATGTATG